GTGGCATCGTGAACTAATTACGGGCGAGAGTAATAAGTATCTATTAAACATAGCAGGATCTAATACAGATATTTTGGCGCCCAGGGGGTCAGCTAAAAGCACTGTGTTGAACTTGTTCACAGCTTGGATTATTGGAACACACACCACAGCCAAGAGACCATTTCAAATTATTTATTGTTCGTACAACATCGCCACGGCTATCCCAAAAAGTAGGATTATAAAAAATATTATTGACTCAGCGGAGTTTAAACGGATTTTTCCAAAAGTCCTTTTGAAGTCCGGTATGCAATCGGATATTGGTTGGTCTATAGATTACGAGTATGCCGGAATTCCCCGGTTGGGTGATGAAGAATTTACACTTCGTGCAGCAGGTTTGCGTGGTTCTATTACTTCTAAAAGAGCTCACTTAGTTATCATTGATGACCCAATCAAAAGTAGTGCGGATATCAAAAACCCCACAATTCGCGAGGAGATGCAGACTAACTGGTCATCAGTTATCGCTCCCATTATTTTTGAAGGAGGGCGAGCGATATGTCTTGGAACTAGATTCCATCCTTTAGATATTCACAAAACTACTTTTGTATCTAAAAAAGGTTGGCGACAAGTAACCCAAGAAGCAGTTACTTATGACGACAAAGGAAATCCTGTAAGTTACTGGCCCGAACAGTGGAGCGCTACTTATTTATTAGAGCAAAAAGAATTAGACCCAGTGGCGTTTGCTTACCAGTATCAGCAACAACCAGTTATGACTTCAGACTTGGTTGTTTCACCGGATCTTTTAGTTAAAGGAGAAGTTGTAACTGAATTCGATAGTCTGGCCGTTGGAATTGACTTATCTGCTAGTCGTAATGAAACTTCGGATTACACAGCTTTTGTTTTAGGAGGAAGACTAAAAGATAAATATTACATTATCGATAGTCACCAATGTCGTTCGATTGGAAATTTAGAGAAAATAGATTTGCTTTGTGATTTGTTGCTTGAATGGGGAATTTTAACTTTAGAAAATGACGTGTATTTTCCGACATATTCTACGATTACCCTGGTAGTTGAGGCAGTTGCGTATCAAGCGAGTTTGGCTGCTGACCTTAGGAGAGTGCTCCTTAATGAACGCGGATTGAGCAATATACATATTCATGAAATTAACGGATTTAGAGGAGACAAGATTGCCAGGTTCCGTGGTACTTTAGGCTTACTTGAAAATAAAAAAGTGATTTTCAATAAGTATCGTAAATTTGATGCTTTATTTGAACAACTCATTAACGTAGGAGCAACGGCTCACGACGATCTCCTTGATGCGTATACGTGGGTTATCACGTATTTACAGCGTCGAGGCCAGTTTTCAGTCGAATTCTAATTTTACCTTTTATTGAAATGTCTAAAAAATTGTGGGTTGCGATCACTGCCCATAACCCTTTAGAACGGCTAAACCCGTTGGTTAATGTTTTAGCTGAATACGAGAAGTACCCTCACGAGGTATCTGTAAATATATACATTAATTATGGTGCTCAGGATCAAATTGAAACTTTAGAAAAAGTTCTTGGAGTATTTAAAAAAATACAGTTGACTGTAAAAGTAGCTGAGCCGGCCTACGAGAATTGGTATCTTACCTGGGCACATAAGGTAGACCTTGCAATGGCCATACTAAATCACAAAGCGGATTACTATATTTATCAAGAAAATGACATGTTATTAACTTTAGAAAATTTTAACTATTTTATTAAATGGAAACCGGTGTTAGCCCAGCGTGGTTTTGAACCTGGTTTTGTTCGATACGAAAATTACTTGGAACAGAAGATTCCTTTTGACAATCATAAAGTCCATTCTTTAACTAAAGAAACCCCTAACGTGTGGAGCTCCATAGGATTTAAAGTACCCACGCTTTTAGTTATGGATTTTGAAATTGACTTTTTTGTTCAGTTCCCAAATCCTTACTATGGAGCAATGATCTTAGACGAAATTGACGGTAGGGCGTATATTAAATCAGATAGTTACGATCCTGAAAAAAGCTATCTTAAAGTTTTAAAACAAAATTGGCCTATAGCAGATCGTAGTTCTATGGGACTTTGTTTTGAAAACGTCCCTGTCGGTTATGAGCATCGTAGATGTGTGCCTGTACATAAACAGGGAGGAGCTTATGCTCCGCATGATTGCGCTCTATTACGTCACGATGATAACAAGTACTCTTTGGAGTTTGTGCAAAGAAAAGTACCTTTGGTAATCTGTGATAAAATGCTGTCGCTTCCGTGATTTCAAAAGAAGGAGGAGCCCCTTTTGTGTCGATTTGTTACTTTTTTAATGGGCGGCATACATGTGAAATATTACCAAGAAAACAAGCTTACTTATTAAAAAAATCTGTAACGTCGGTAGGTGGTACTATTTACTGGTTTAATCCCGCTAATGGATAACACGTCGCCTACGTATTACAAGAGACAGGGCATGGAGTGTTTTGACGCGCAGCTAGCGTCCACAGGGTTAGTGAAGTTTCAGGGTTATTTAGAAAACTGTGTTTTTAAGTATTTGTGGAGATGGGAAGAAAAAAATGGCGTGGAAGATTTGAAAAAAGCTTCGGTTTATTTGGCTAAACTTATAGAAACGCTTGAAGATTAATGGACGTTCGCGCTTACGGCTCTATCTACGGACAGTCTGCAAGTTTGCCTTACACAAGTGGGCTAGCTCTTAATGCAGGACAACACGCTAATTTTACGACCTCTCGTGGTGTTTATGTAAATACCGGAGGGGTTAGTGGAACTAGGTTGGTCGTTATTATGTCGGATGGGCAAGGAACACCTGTAACGTTTAGTGGTTTTTCTGACAGCACTCTGATTCCAATTTCAATTACATCTATAAGCGGGATCAGCACCGTACCAAACGTTATCGTGTTGTTCTAATGGCTGAGATTGCTAAAAAAAAGGATCCCGCCAAATGGGCTGCTGCGAAAGCAAAAGCTCGTAAAAAATTAGGGGGGCATAGCGCCAGAGCTATGCAGTTAGCTTCAAAGTACTACAAAGCCGCTGGCGGGCGTTACGAAGGTTCAAAATCTTCTTCAAATCGGTTAACTCGCTGGGGAAAAGAGGATTGGCAGACTAAGGAAGAATATGAAAAGAGCAAAAAATGACGGATTTAGCACGAGAAAAAGGAAGAACTGAGCGGTATCTCCCTCGTTCCGCGTGGGCAGCTCTAAGCCCAGAAGAACGTCGAGCTACAGATGAGAAGAAAAAGCAAGCCACGGAGGGAGACCGCCCTGTAAATACTCAAGTCCCGAATACAGAGCGAGCTAAAGAAGCAAGGCGTAAAGCTTCTGAGTATATTAAACGTAAATCTTCTACGTAACCATGGATCTTCGCGACCAGCTTCAAAAAGAAATCTTAGAGGAGCAAAAACAAGAAATCTTAAATCGCGCTAGGGAAAAGCGCCGGCAAGAAACTGAAGATATGAAAGTTCAATTTAGATCTTCAGGTGGGCAGCCAGTCGATTATTAACTGCTACTATGATGGCAGTCTCAGACCCCCTCATGCTGTTTGACTGCTTTACTTATTTTAACGAAAAAGAATTGCTTGAGCTCCGTGTGGAGATGCTCAAGGATGTCGTTGATGGTTTTATTATTACAGAAGGAAACTTAACCTTTAAAGGGGATCCTAAACCTTTTACATGTCTGGAAAATATTCGAGAACTTGGTTTACCTGAAGAAAAAATCCAAGTTTTACATGTAGAACTTCCAGATGCGGAAGCTCATCCCAATCCTTGGATACGAGAGTACGCTCAAAGAGACGCTTTAGCGGTGGGTATGCGTATGACCCCACCCGATTCGGTATTTTTCTTTAGTGATATTGACGAGATACCCAAACCTTCTCGACTACTAGAAGCTATTGATATTGCCAACGAGAACCCAGAGCGTTGTGTTCGATTGTCAATGCCCATGCTTTACGGAAGAGCAGATCTCCGTGTAGTTGATCCCGAACAAGATACAAGTAAACCTCCTACAAACTGGACTTGCGGCACCGTGGTTTTATTTGACCACCTTGAAGATACCCTTTCTCGTATACGAAATAAAGACAACGGTCTAGTAGTAGGCGACTGCGATTGCGGTTGGCACTTTTCATGGATGGGAGATGCTGAGAGGTTAAAGAAGAAACTTACTTCTTTTTCACATTGTTACGATGATATACCTAACGCTCATGCTCCCGCTTATAGTCAAGAAATGTTGGATTATTTAGACACGTATAAACCAGAACCTGGTGGGGTTGACCCTTTGGGCCGTAAAGATCATATACTTATTTCCTATCCACATGAGCTGTTACCTCAAGAACTCTTTAAACTAGAAAGAGTACGCAGTTTCTTGCTTCCTTCCCATGGCTGACAAAATGCCTCCTGAGCTCTTGGCTCGTTTCCAGAAAAAAGACCCTAAGGAAATGACTGACGATGAAAAAAAATCAGCCCGTCAGGCTGCGTTAGCTAAGGCTAAAAAAGCAAAGAAGAAAAAAACCGGCGCTTGACGCTTTAAGTAACAAACTTATATAACGGCACATAGTTCTCTGTCTGCCGTTTGCCTCCCGTCTTTGAGAAACAATGGCCGACCCAATCAGTATTAGAAGCAGATATGCTGAAATCCTAGAGGCTGCCCGAAGCCAGGATCAATCGAAGCAGTCGGCTACTTTGGTCGTGCTCGGTCATTTACAGCAGATGA